TGTGTAAGTTGATAAATTAACAAAACTAACTTTAGAATTGTTTGATTTAGCAACCGTTGGTTTTCTGTACTTATTTATGTGTTTACTCATAATATTATAAAATCGTTATTACCACTCTTTGACTTGTATTCGTCTTTATTGACTGAATAGCTTTCGTTGTTAGTTTGGTCTGTTGATTGTGATGTGCAAAATATCTTATCTCTGTAAATGATGTTTTGAGTACTTGTTTCAATTACTTTTAAATCGTAAAATCTACCCTCTTTTAAATCAAAAACATTTGATAATTGTATGTAATTACCAACCTTTGTTGCCGTTGGTGTTATTGAAACAGTTGTATTTGTACTGTCATCTCTTAAATCCATCGTTACAGAAGTAGAATATACTCTTGGTATAATCTTTATATTTTGTATATCTGTTGTTGGCAATAAATGTTTCATATATATATAATACTAAATAATAGTATTTTTATTTATTTAAGCCAAAAAAAGGCAACCGATTAAGATTGCCTAATTTTTAATAAAAACCAAAGTACTAAATTATGCGTTTGGGTCTATTTGAGATGAACTCTCGTTTGCAGTAACAACAGTTGAAACTGTAAAGTTAGCTGGAGATGTTTCCATTCCTTCTAATGTTAAAGTAAATCCAGATAAATCTCCCATTGCAGCACCAGATACAATTGTACCTCCAGTTACCTCTGCTCCGTGTTCTAATCCAACCATAAAGAAGTTTCCATTATAGTCCTCAATCGCAACGTGCGGTCTTGATGCAGCCAATAATTTAATTTCTTCTTGTGTTCCTTTGTCCAATGTGGTCAAAGTCAAGTTTAATGTTTGTGTGTAAAAAGTCGTACCATTCTCTCTACTCGAGGTGATACTGGTTTCTAAAGAAGAATTACCTTTGATATCGTATTTGAAAAAATCTGGAGTTCCAGCAACCGCAGTAATCTCTCCAGCTACTATTGTAACATCTCCTAATGTACCATAATCAGCGAAATAAACCGCTTTTAAGCCACCAACAGAACTTTTACAAGGTAACGCTCTACCAGATGTAAGTAAACAAGCCATAGTGTATATATTTTTTTAAGGTTATAAAAAAAGGGGCGAGTAGATTAACCACCACCCCTTTTTAATTGTTATTTATTTAATATTAAGAGTAGAAAACTACATCTTCCAATACTGCAATCTGAACTCCAGCAGTATAACGTGCGATAAATCTCACATTTTTAGAACCATCTAAATCAGCCATATCTAAAACCTTGATTTCATTTGCATCGTTCAAAAGTCCAGTTCCAAATACTAAATTTTGCTTTAATGTACTAACCATCGTGTTATCAGCTAATCCGTTTGCACATACAACTTTGATTCCATCGAAATACTGAATGTCGATATCTTGGTTTGTTCCTTGTGCCATAAATCCGTTTGCACCAACTCCATCAGCAGCAAATCCTCCTAATGCTCTCTTGTATGCTCTCCATACGTTTTGAGATACATAGATAAATAAATCTTCGTTTCCGTATAAAGCAGATGGTACTGCATCAGCAACTTTTCCTAATTCAGCAATAACGTTTGCAGCAGTTACAGTTCCAGCAGTAATGTCTTGTCCAGCTGGTAAAGTAGCAGCAGTTAACAATGTAGCAAAACCATCAAATGTTCCAGCACCAGCAGTTCCACTCCAGATGTCTTGTTCTGTTTGTTGTGCAATCTCTCCAGCCATTAATCCGATAAAGTAATCAGAAAAAGTTGCTGGTAAATTGTCGTGTGCAGAATATCCCATTGAGATAGCTTCCCAATCTGATTGGAATGGAGTTTTACACAACTCTAAATTTACTTGTAATTCTTTTGGCTCGATGATTCTTTCAGTTAAAACAACTGCTCCAGCATCAGTAAAATCACAACTTGCGTTTGCGATAGCACCAGATAAACTTACTCTTTTTAAAACCTCTTTGTGTTTTACATTTGGCTTAACCTCGATTAATCCGTTTGCGATAGTGTTACCAGACAAAAGTGCAGCAGAAACATATTTCCCAGCAAATTCCCCAGCGTAAGTACTTGTAATTGATAAACTCATTTTTTTATTTGTTTAGTTTGTTAAAAATTCTACTCATTGTGTTATTCTTACCTTTTTGAGAGTAAAGGTTTAACTCTTTTTTTTCAGAAACATTTTCTGGATTGTGAGAAATTCCCTCAACCTCATCAGAAGATAATTCAACAGATACTTCTTCAACTTCTTTTACTTCAACATTTGAAAGTTTTAGTTCGTTGATTTCAGTTCTTAATTTTTCAATTTCAGAAAAGAACATTTCTTCAGTAATTGATTTTACAACCTTTTTTGGTGTAGCAGTTTCAGTTGATAAATCTTCTTCAACAACTTCTTCTTCAACTGGTGCTTCTTCTTCTTCAGCTGGTGCTTCTTCTTCTGATTCAGCTTCTTTGATTTCAGCAATAATACCTTCTTCTTCGATAACAATTACCATTCCTTCTGCTTCGTATTCTCCGACTGGTACTGCAACTCTTTCTTCATCTGCAACGACAAAGATTTCTGCACCAACTTCAAATGCTTCAGCTTCTAAAACTGCACCATTATCAAGTTTCATTTGTTCTAACTTCACTTCGATACCGAGCAAAGTTCTAACTTTGTTTAATGTTTGATTTGTGTTCATATTTATATTACAATTTAAGTTTAATATTTTGCATTTTCGTTATTAGTTTTCTTCTTCTATCGCATTTATTCTTCCGATTCCTTGCTTCCAATATTCTGGTGCATTGCAATCTTTACCTTGATTAGTTTTACACTCAATCGAATATGTATTCTTGCACTTACAATAAACTGCTCTCATTATGATAATAGTTTTTTAAGTTCTTCTATTACCTTTTCTTCAGCAGATAAATCTTCTTTTAGTTCTTCGTTTGGTCTTTCTAACTTATCAGCAAAATAACCTTCGATTGAGAAACCTTTTACCTTACCAGTTTTCACATAGTCATTCCAGATTTCATCATTATCAACCTTAACAGAACCCATCCAAGTACCAACTGGTACATCCAAACCATATAAAGCAGTTTTATCTTTTGCTTTATCTTCAACAATCCAGCTTTCAACTAATGTCAAATCTTTTAATTGTGCATCGTGTTCTAATGTTGAGTTTGATTGGTTACCATTCTGTAAATACATTTGAGATGCTTTTGCAACTGTCTTTTCAGAAAAGAAAATATAATACTCATCTTCTCCGTTTCGTCTGTATATTGGCTTCTTTGGGATTAATAAAGCACCCATTAATAAACGCTTCTCTTTGTCTATCTCCGCAAGTTTAATTTCTTGTTTATTAAGTGCTATAAAATCAGATTCAATTGCTGGATTTTCAACAACGCTTATTGCCTCAACTCCAATCGCTTCATCATCATCTAAAATCAGTTCAATCATTTTCATATTTATATTACAATTTTAAGTTAATATTTTGTTTTTTTTAATTAAATTATATTGAAGCACCTTCAATTGTGTTTCTATCCATTTCTTGAGATGTTGTAACATCCGCAGAAACCACATACGCTCTTGTTGGTTGTTGTGATTGTCCACCAATAGCATCTGCTAATTGGCTTGTATCACTTGCTCCAACTACATTAAAAGCTGGAGGTGCAGATGGAACGCTTAAACTACCTCCAGATGGTGCTGATGCTCCACCAGTTCCACTACCACCAGAAGTATTTGGTATTTTAACAGATGTTATTTTTTTAACAGTTTTTAAACCATTTGAAAGAATTCCAGCAGCGTTTACAAATTTTAAAGCAGTTTCAAAAGGTGTGATTGTTTTTGCTGCAAGTGCATCAGTAACCCCTTGATAAGTGTTTATTGTTGCCGCTGCAATACTCATACCTTTACCAGCAACTGTGTTTTTACCAACCACATCACTTAATGTATCTAATGCTTTTGAAGTATCAGCAACTCTTTTCTTTTGTGCTTTCGCTTCAAGTTCATCTATTTTTATTTTTGCATCTGAAAATTGTTTTGTTAATCTTAATCTATCTTTATTATTAATAATAGTATCTTCTTTTAATAAACCTTCTCTTTCACTTATTAATGCTCTTTGTTCATCAAATGATAATAAACTTTGTTCCTTGTCTAAAACTAACTTTTCGGCAGCAATTTTAGAATCTTCTTCTGCTTTTTGTTTAGCTTTTTCTTCGTCTTTTAATTTAGCATTTTTTTCAACATCATCATAATAATCATTTATTCTTTTTTTAGCTTCTCTTTTTTCTTTTTCAGATAATTTAACCGCTTCTAATTCTTTTAATGCTCTTTCTCTTTTTCTTTCTGCTTTTTCAAGTTCTGTTTTATCTTCTAAATCCTCTGCTTGTTTTTTTGTTTTAGCATCAATTTTAGCTAACTCCTCACGTTCTTTTTTTAATCTTTCAATTTCTTCTTCAGATAGTTTTTTATCGTTTGCTATTTTTAATTCTAACGCTTCTTTATTTTGTTTTAACTCATCATCTGCTGCTTTCTTTTTAATCTTTTGAATTTGTCTAATATTAAAACGAATTTGTGTAGTTGCAACATTATCTGAAACTTTTCTGAATTCATTAAATCCATCTTCTATTGATTTTGCTCCTTTTAAAATTTGCTCTTTTGCATCTTTAATGTTAGCTTCAACAGATGCTTTATCAATAGCTTTACCAATAATAGGTATTTTAGAAAATTGCAATAAAGCACCATTCACTAACAACTTAAAAGTATTATGAATTATTTTAAATTGCCCCCTAATGACATTAGTTCCAGAAGAAACATAACCTTTTATATTTGTCCAAGCATCAGAAAAAATAAAACTTAAATAGTCAATAGCAACACCAAGACCAGAAATACCTTTTGTTAGTAATTGTATTGCCCCCCTTTGCAATTTGTTTATTATACCATCTCCATCTTCTAAACCTAATAAAAAACCTTCCCAAGCAGAAGATAGTTTTGTTGTATCTCCTTCAAGATTATCAAGGCGAACCTCTGCCATTCTTTTTGCAGCACCTTCAGCACCTTCAAAATCTTTTTCTAATTGACTGATTTGCTCTCCACTTTCTGCTAAACTTAAAAAGGACTTTGCTCCAACTTGACCAACTAAATCAATCGCAGTATTTAATTTATTTGTTGAATTTTTAACCTTCTCCATACCATCCTCAAGAGTGATACCTTTCTTGTTTAATTCAATAAATGTTTTTGCTAATCCATTTCCAGCAACACTACCCTTTAAACCATTGTTTGCTAAAACACCTAATAAAGCAGCAGTTTTTTCAACACTTACTCCAGTTGCTCTTGATGCTGGTGCAACTACTTTTAAACTTTCTCTTAATGCTTCAAAATTTAATGCAGATGCAGATGTACTTAAAGACATTACATCAACAACTTTTTGAGTATCTTTTGTTGTTAAACCAAATGAACGAACAACTGAACCAGCTAACTCTGCTGCACTTGCTAAATCAATCTCTAAAGAAGATGCTAAATCTAAAATTGCTGGTGTTGAGTTTTCAATATCTTTTATTGTAAAACCTAATTTAGCTAATTCAGTTTGTAATCCAACAACTTCAATTGCCGTAAATTGTGTTGTAGCACCTAATTCTCTTGCTTGTTGATTTAATACACTTAATTCATCAGCAGTTTTACCAGTAACCGCACTTAACGAACTTAAACTCTTTTGAAAATCAGAACCAATATCAGCAGCAGATTTAAACAATGCAACTAAACTACCAAGTGCAACAACAATTGCACCAACACCAGTTGAAATAAGTGCAGTTTTTAATTTTCCAAGCATTGGAATAGCACCAGTAATAGCATTCCCAAACCCTTTGAAAGCACCAGTTAAACCTTTACCAGTTTTAGTTGCAGTTTTATTTGTTTCTGTTACACTCTTATTTAAATCTTTAACTCCTTTTACTGCCTTTGAAGTATCAGCTTCAATTGATATTATTACTTTTTCCATTCTATATCTTGTTTTTGTCTTTTAAATATTTCTTTGAAACTATCTGGGAATTTGTTTTTACCCTTTGCTAACTGCACTACATATGAGTTGCTTTTTGTGTTCTTTAATAAATCTAATATTTCTTTTATCATAAGTCATTTAATAATTCAATTTCAGATTTACCATTCTTGAAATTTGTTGTTATAGAATTTATTTTATATTGATGGTCACCAATTATAAATCTATCCGCTAAACTATAATTTAATAATATTTTCATTGGTAAGTAAGCACTTACTTTTGTAATTCTGTTTTTTGGATTGAATACGCTTGTTATATAGTTTTTATAAAACACTTCAAATAAAGTATCTGTAAAATCATTTAAACCAGTATATTCATTTACTTCTGCATAAAAGTTTATGTTTTGTGTTC